TCTCCTAATTTAATTAATGTTTCAAGTGAACCCGTTTCGATATTAACTAGTTCCCCATCACCACTTTCATCTTTGTATTTTAACGCGTAATTCATTATCTTACCAAATCTCATTGTAACAGATTCAATAATCCAATCTATATTATTTATTGTAACGACATCACCTGTGTGATACCTTGTTTCGTCACCCATTATTTCCCCCATACTTTTTCTTGTACTAATTGTGCTATTATTGCGTAATTGGATTGGTATAATTTCATAATTATCATTCCCGAAATTTCCATCTTTTCTAATATATGTTCTAAACTGATAACCGCTTATGCCAGTTTCTTCTCTAAATTCTTTAACGCTATCCCATATCTTGCCATCGGATAATCTTTTAACTTTAACTTGTCTCCCAGTAATTTTTCTATTTTTTATACCATTTCTATACCTTTTAGATTGTTTAATAAGTAATGAATGTTCTTGCTTTTGTTTTTCAGTAAAGTTGCTTCTCGGTTTTCTATTTTTGAAACAATCATATCCAAGTTCTTTCATTGATAAACCCTTATTCCAGGGAATATTACCAACTTTAGCTCCTTGATTTTTCTTTTCTTTATCTGATTTCATACTTATAGTATCACCACCAGAACCACCTAAAGTCATATTATAACCACTTTTGAAAGTATTATATTTTTTTATATAATATTTTTCCATATCATACATACCATTTTCATCTATAATTTCCCATTTGAAGTTATCAATTCCATATTTATTTAACGCATTATAAAAATGTGTTTTTCCATTTTTTGATGATTTGATATGATTTTTACGCCGCTCATTTAATGTTTTGTTGGTAAATCCTATATATTGTTTACCATTTATTTCATTCGTTACTAAATAAATCATGTCATTCTCCCACTATACTTTATCATTCATTCGTATATAAATAGTGAATTTTATCATTTATTCTATATTTTTTTATTTATTTCCATTTTATCCTATTTACTAACAATGATATTATAGAATAATTAGCCATATCTATAAAAGTATCTTCTACTGATTCATCAACTACATCTTTTTTATTTTTTAATATAAGATTCATAAGTCTGTTTAATTTATCATTCATTCTAATAACTACCCCAGATAATGCCATTTTTCTATCATCAGTATTATCTATATCACCACCCAACATTATATTTCCTTTCCCATAATTATATTGTTTACGACAAAATAACTTGTATTGTTCTTGTTGTATTCTCTTGAACTCTGAAGTCATTTCTGGATATTCTTGTTCCATATAAGTAATGATGTCACCATTATCGCTAGTAAGATATGAATTTATTTTATTTGATACCTTTTCATTCTCAGACACATCAACTCTTGGTCTATCTTCTATTTTGTCATAATGTAATCCACTATTTCCATTTTGCCCTATGATATTTAATCTATCCATAGTAACATCTTCACCTTTTTCATTTGTAACTTTTATTTTTTGTTTCACTTTTTGCCCTTTAATAATGTTTTAATTTCTTTTGGATTTTTACCAAACAATTCTAATAATGATGTTAATTGTTCTTTATTCATTAATTCAATATACTCTATACATTCTTTTTTACTTGTTTCAAAATGTTTACATGCAATTTCTATCAAATCGTTATTATATTTCACTTGTTTTTTCCCCCTAATATATTTATTAAATCTCTTACCTTTTGGTAATACATCACAATACCATTTATATACTTCTTTAGGTTTTAACAATCCAATAGAATATTTTTGAAAAAAATTAACTATTTCAAGAAAATCCACATCCATTGATAACCATCTATTTATGATAAATGGACTGAAAGTTTTATGATCGGATTCATCAAACTTTTCCCATGATTTTTTATTAACCAATATCTGGTCTATCCAATTAAATATTGTCATTTATTTTCCTTATAAAAGTAGCTGAATAAAATGCTTCAACCATGTGTAATGTAAACCAAGTAAAAAATAATGTTAATCCAAATGTAGTTAAACTTAAATTCATCACATTAATCCCCAAATGCATAATCAACAATACAAATATAGCATTTATCATAAATCTTAACAAATTAAATTCAAACATTATATTTGATTTCTTTGTTCCGACATAGTTTATAGCAGCACAATTCCAGCCTGAAAATAATAATGGTAACAACACACCAGCTAATAATGGTTTAACTATTAAAATGTTACCATTTAAATAACTTAAAGCACTAATTACCATTGTCATTGATATAAAGAATGAATATGTTATAATGATGAAAGTTGAAAACCTTTCAACTCTTAAATTTATTTTATTGTTCATTTCGGTTTTACTTTATCCTTATAATCTGTTTCATAAAACCCACTACCTTTAAATTTTGGTTTATTGGTAGTTGGAAATTGTCGTTTCATACCACATCCACATTTAGTACACATTCGTAATTCTTTATCTGTACTTTTACATAATATGTCTGTGGTATTTCCACATTTACATTTAAAAGTGTAAATTGGCATCTTATGCCCCAGTTATATCAGCATCTTGAAACTTTTGATTAATGTGTCCGCACTGTTCACATGCAAATATACTAATTGGTACAATAGCTTCTTTACCGGTTGGTGAAATTATGGATGATAATTCCTTTAACATTAATGATTGCTTAAATCCTTTACATCCACATTCTTCACACTCTAAGGTTTTCGCATGGGTTAAATCTATATTATCTATGGTTTGCCCACCACCTTCTCCAAAATTGCCTTTGATTATCGACATTATCTATCTCCTACTTATTTATATGTAATAGTTTTATTATTGTTGCCATAAAATTAATTTCCTTATCAACTACATGACTTTCTTGGTATTGACCTTCGGCTATCGCTAAAATGCTCTCTGCCGCTTTACTTTTTGAATATGAATCTATATCATCATATAATAGTTTATATAATTCAGAATAATCACTAACTGAATTATCGGCAATTAATTGTCGTATTTCATTAAAAGTGCCGTTATTAGATAACATATCAATTAATTGAATCTTATAATTAGATTGTATTAATGAATCCGTATCAAGTTTTAATACATTATCAACAATTTGCCTTTGAGCTGAATTTATAACTTGCCTGATATCAGGATAACTTGCTGTAATGATTACGGCAAGATCATCCAATTTATATTCAATCCCCTCGGCATCTAAAATATGTTTTAAAAATAGTGCTACCTCCTTTTTACTGGGGGGTATGATCTTATATGATTGGCACCTTGATTGTATAGGGTCAATTATTCTTTCAACATAATTGCAAGTTAATATGAATCTACAATGTTTTGAAAATGTCTCCATGACATTACGCAAAGCTGCCTGTGCATTATTTGTCATATAGTCGCAATTGTGTGTAAGTGTCTGCGTTTTACCTATCACAAAATTGTGATTACCTTCAACGGATAAATCATATACATGTCGTTTTTCTTTTAATCTTTTTATAGATTTAATTTTTATCTTTTGCATTATAACCGATACCTCTTGTGGAGATAAAATATGATTATATTTATCCAATTGATTTGTTTTAACTACAATCGAATTACCATTTTCATCTTCAACATACCATTTATGGTCTTCTGTGCAAACTACCACTTCACCATTTTCAAGTTCTATTTCGTAAACTTCTTGCTCACCCTTATCCCATAGATAAAACGGCCTCCACTGCCATTCTTCTTTTTCAACATTCCAAGATTTAACTAAATCATTATTTTCATCAACATCTTTTATTGGAATTTGAATTTCTTCGCCATTTGATAATACTGTAACTAATGTATTCTCATCTAAGCATTCGTCAAGAATAACAATCTTAATAGAACTGAATCCTATTGAACTTGAAAAGTTCTTTATTTTAGTTCTAACCGTTTCAATATTATTTTCATCAGATGCATTAATATATAAATGATCACAATCTATATTCTTTATAATTAATTTAGCGAGAGTCGTTTTGCCTGTTCCCGCTTGTCCGTATAATAATAAATGCGGAATATCATTGGTACTTAAATACCTCTCTATCTTTTCTTTAAGATGTACGTTCCCAATATAATTTTCTAATTGATCGGGCCGATATCGCTCAACCCAAAGTGAATGCCTTAAATCCCCCATTAATGTAATCCCTCTTTTTTTAATCTTGCAAATATCTTCTGCTTTTCAATACAGTTATTACACTCGCCACACTCCAAACCCTCTTTTGGATAAAAGCATGAAATGGTATCATCCTCATCAAACCCATAGTTCAACAATTCAGCGAACACATCTTTTTTTGTCATTTTACTTTTTCGTTTTGATGCAAGTATTGGATTTACTTCAATATATGAATCAGATTCTGATGCAAAGTTTACCACTTCTTCAAGTCTAGTATAAAATGGTTTAATTGAGTCGTTATACGAATATGGATCATTATGATCCTTTTCTAAACTCTTACTACCCACAATAATCATTTCAGCACCAACCGATTCTGCATAACTCGCTGCCATCGAACCAATCACAAAATTTCTTAATGGGGTATATACTGAACTTAATCCTGACTTTTCAACTGACATTTTATCTTCCATATCATTTGTCAATCCTTTATCAAAAAGCCCCCGCACTGATACTTTTTTCCATCCATCAAATTCTAATATATCTGATGATGCCCTACTCTTTAATTCCTCATCTTTTGCACTGACTTGGCCATAATCAATAAAGATTCCATAAAACTTAGCCCCTGGATATCTATCTTTGGCCTTACACGCAGCCAAAACACTATCCGCTCCGCCTGATAATTCACATACTATATTCATTTATTGTCCTCATAGTTTATATAATGGTTTGTTAAAATGTGATATAAAATTTTATAATAATTTATATCGGTATAATTAAATGTACTAATCTGTAAAATATTACCCATATATGATTTGTTAAAATATGGAAAAATATTATATGATTCGAATGAATCTAATAATAAATCTAACTCTTTTACACCAAATGTTATCACTGGTGCATATTTTTCATTAATAATATATTTACTTAATAAATCGCTATGCAATGCTTCGCAATTTTTCATAATATTATAATTTTGTATTACAAAGTTTGTTCCTTGAAGTTGCCGCTTTAGTGATATTATCTGCGGCATCAATGATGTATGTGGGGTTTCAAACCGCACACCGTATTCAATATATCGCTTTAATGATAAATAAAAATTATTCTCAACCAAATTATCAACCACATCTGATTTATAAAATACAATCCCCATTGCCGGTAACCCCCGCAATTGTTTTGCAGATGATATGATAAATAAATCACATTCTGGTGTTGCGTAATATGGGAATGCACTTACGGCATCAACTATAAATGTAAAATCATAATCTGTTTTAAGATCTTGAATTATGCAAATTTCATTATATTTTGAACAACTCGTTTCAAATTGCACCGCAAATACTATTGGGGTTTTATTACTATTCTTCTTTACTTGATCTTCTAATTCATCAATCGTTTTGCACTCTATAATATTATTCGTGTACCTACTAGCGATTGCCATTCCTCTTGACCCAAATGTCCCATTATTTAATCCAATAAACAATGAATCTCTACTTACCGTAGATGATATTGCACTTTCAATTCCCGATGTGGAACTTCCTTGAATTAATGCAACATCATATTTATTACTAACCATGCGGCCTAGATTAGAAACTACATCATATACATCTTGCCTAAAATCATCTGATCTATGGCTGTAATAAATATCAAGAATTTCACTACTTGGGACTGGCCCTGGTGAATAAAACTTCTTTTCTAATAAAAAATCATTTTTTGATAATGAATTTGAAAAGAATAAACTATTTTCAGTTTCCGAATTTATGGGTAAATCAATTACATTTTGCATATTAGCCCCTATGCTGTGAATGAATCTAAATTATTTGATTTGGCTTCAATTTCTTGTTTTGCTTTTATTTCACCATATAATCCAATATGCTTTCTATATTCAACCACTGGATTATCGCTGGTCATAATTGCTTCCAATGAATCTAATACTTTTATAAACTTTTTATCAAATACATCATTTTGCAATTCCTGGTGTGAATTGACAACCTTATCCACTTTATGATATAAATCTACAAACTTAAATATATTATGAATAATCATCCGACTATATGTTGCAGTATTAAAGTTTTTTATAATTGAAAATGTCGTATTTTCACATACAGGGCAATCGCATGGCAATTTAGCATCGTCTATAAATTCCATATTCTTATTACTAAATGTAGTTGAATTAAAGGTCATTTTCTTTAAATCATAATCCATATAATATGTCCCAAATGCGGCACCTCTCCCCGGAGATGAACTATCTGTTGATAATTGCACTCTACCATTAGTTATTTTATTCAAAATATTCTGCAATTTACTAAGTATAATAAAATCAGATACTTTTGATATCCCAAAGATATGAATATATTTCATACCCTCCCTATCCAATTCACCGGACGCCTTCAATACTGCTAATTTATAAAATAATAAATTAATTTTAGAAACCCCTGAAATTGCCCATCCATCCAATTTCAATTCATTCATTTTGGTAAACCACTGATCGATTTGACTATAACTAAACCCTTGCATTACATTTAAAAAATCAGTATCAGTTTTTGGCCTCTCTAATAATTTCTTTGCATTATCATATGTAGTATTTAAGCATTGGTCATAACTAGTAAATCGCTTGCTATTCATAACAGCCATTGGTGGTATATCAATAATAGGTGCTACTTGAGCGTTCCGCTCTAACCAAGTATAAATTTTATCAATCATTTCATCTGAAAATTCAATTGCACCTGTTGCGATTTGGTATCCACCACTATCCCCAAATACATCTACACCCGTATCAACTAACCCAGCATCAACGCTATAAGTATCTTTCTTATAAAAATGACCGGCAGTTACAAGGTAATATGGATGATAATATTTTGGGCAACGCTCCTTCATCTTTTCAGAATAATATCTAATTGGAATAAAATCATCCAACTCATTATCTTTTAATATTTCCCCACCTAATACTCCCACTGAGACTGATGGATAATAAATAAATTTTTTCATATACTTAATCCTTATTTAAATAATCTTGCACTGTATGCGATTCCTCTAATTCCCATGGATATACAATCCACTTATCGCCCTTATCCCATACCCATACATCAGGTTTTACTATCGATTGTTCGTGGTGATGTATTGTACATATTACATTATTTTCATTTTGAAAATCTTTTAAAGTGTGGCCTGTATCTGCTATATCATCTACAACCAAGATTTTTTTATCTGTTACTATTTTTCTATCATAATAATTCGTTAATAATGGTAACTCCAATGCATGTGATAGCGATACTGCTATTGGTAATCCACCTCTCGGCAATCCATATATTGCACCACATTCATCTGTCATATTCCCATAAGCTATTGATAGTGCATCTATAGCTAATTGATATTGTTCCCAACTTATAAATTCTTTCATTTTAAATCCCGTACATAATTATAAAATTCATTTCTAGCACTATTATCTACCATAAAGATACCGCTCAATTTACTCGTTTTCATTGTAGAATCGTGTTTAACTCCGCGAACGCATGCACACATATGATTAGCTTCAATCAATACAGCCACTCCAATATTTTCAGAACATGCATCATGAATATGATTATGAACTTGCATTGTTAAATTTTCCTGTACTTGTGGCCGTCTTGCATAATATTCAACAATTCTATTTAATTTACTTAACCCAATCACCTTTCCATTTGCACCCGGAACATACGCTACATGAGCATTTCCGATGAATGATAAATGGTGATGACTGCAAAACGAATGCAATTTAATATTACCTTGAAATACCATTCCATCGTAATTATCTAAATTATCAAAT